GCCCTTTCTGCGATACCGATTACACCTCCGAATGTTTAAAAGTAACACCGGAGTATGTTGCTACCCAAGTTTTAGAGCTTATGCCTAATCCAGGTTTGGTTGTAATAAGTGGTGGGGAACCTTTCCGGCAGAACCTCACCCCTGTAGTCGACTTACTAGAAGAACATGGATACCATGTCCAAATTGAAACTAATGGTACCCTACCCCACAGCGAAGGATTATCCGATGAGGCCACCATCGTATGTAGTCCTAAGACAGGTAACATTAACAAGGTCTTAGCCCCGCGTATAAACGCCCTTAAATACGTTGTCCATGCCGATTACATTGACCCGAAGGATGGGTTACCAATTTTGGCTTTGGGGCATAGCGCGAAGCCCACAACGGCTAAGCCACCTACCAATTTTGATGGGGTTGTCTTTGTCCAACCGATAGATGTAGACAACCCTGTTGAAAATGCTCGTCACCTTGACGCAGCAATCCGGAGCTGTATGGCTTACGGATATCGCTTATGTGTTCAAATCCACAAAATCATCAATATGGAGTAAACCACCATGACCCAGCAGCTAGAACTTTTCAAAAAAATACTCGTTGTATTATCCGGAGGCCAAGATTCGACTACCTGTCTTTTCTGGGCTAAAGAGAAATACCCCGATGCGGAAATCCACGCTATCACCTTTGACTACAACCAACGCCATAAGCGCGAAATCGAAGCGGCTAAGAAAGTAGCAGCCCTCGCTGGTGTGGTCAGCCATGAGATCCTGGAACTTGGCCCCGTATTAAAAGGTACCTCACCTTTGGTATCCGGCAATGAGTTAGAGCAATACGCCGATCACCAATCTCTACCAGGTGGTTTGGAAAAAACCTTTGTCCCTATGCGCAACCAAATGTTCCTCACTATTGCAGCCAATCGGGCTTATGTCCTAGGCTGTGATACTATGGTTACCGGCGTCTGTGAAGAAGACTTCGGCGGGTACCCCGATTGTCGCCAATCCTTTATTAACAAGTTTGTAGACACTTGTAATGAAGGTACTTTCACCGGCGAAGATGGGGCCAACCCAGCTCTTAACATCGAAACGCCTTTGATGTATCTAACCAAAGCGGCTTCTGTAGATCTAGCCCTTGAGGTACCAGGATGCTATGAAGCCTTAACTTGGTCGCACACTAGTTATGATGGGCAATACCCACCAATCGGTCATGATCATGCTACCTTGCTTCGTGCAAAAGGTTTTGAAGAAGCGGGTATCCCTGATCCTTTAGTATTGCGGGCTAATTATGAAGGGTTGATGGCTTTACCGACTACTCCGAATTATAGTCCGGACCTGGTTGAAACCTATTGCGAGATGATAGGCTTCAACTAATCACTGGCCCTTCGGGGCCTTTTCTTTTAACGTTCTGAGGATACCAGAATGTCTTATTATTCGACAAAAACCTATGGTCATGAACGCGGGTTTAGTTGTGCTTTTAGGCAATGGCGAGCGGATAGCCATTGCAGACTTATCCACGGGTACGCCTTATCCATCCACCTAGAGTTTAAGGCGGAGACCTTAGATGAGCGCAATTGGGTAATCGACTTCGGTGGTTTAAAGGCCGTTAAACAACGCCTAGAGAACCTCTTTGACCACACTACCGTAGTCGCCAAAGATGATCCGATGCTTCCTGCTTTCTACCAATTAGAAGAGGAAGGGCTAGTCGATCTCAGGGTTGTTGATAATGTTGGTTGTGAAGCCTTTGCGGAGCTTGTTCATAAGAATGTTTCCGATTGGCTTAAAACCACAAAAGATGCGGATCGCGTTACCTTATCCAAGGTAGAAATCAAAGAGCACGGTGCTAACGGCGCCATTTACACACCACCTGGAGTATGACCATAATGTCTAGTAACAAAACTATCCTAACCCACCAACTGGTGGAAGCTTTATGTATAACCTTGGCCAATGACTTGGTCGGTATGGGCTTTAACATAGAGTGTGACAAGCCTTCGGCCAAATGCTACCCTATCCCCCGTGGTGGGATTCCAGCGGCCTATGCGCTTGCCACTAAGTGCAATATCGAGATTGTTGATAAGCCGGAAGAAGCTGACTTCTTTATGGATGATATCATAGACAGTGGTGCTACCATGGAAAAATGGTGTGACGATTATCCTGGTATTCCATTCTTTGCCCTTATCGATAAAACAGCCACCGGTTGCGCTTTCAAGGACTCTTGGGTGGTCTTTCCTTGGGAGGGAACGGCAGAAGGTGGTATTGAGGACAATATTCGTCGTATATTACAATTCGCCGGTGATGACCCAGCTCGCGAAGGGTTATTAGAAACCCCAGCACGAGTAGCCAAAGCCCTCCAATTCTGGTTTAAAGGTTACAGCCAAAAGCCTGAAGACGTCCTGAAGGTCTTTGAAGATGGGGCCGAGGGTTGTGATGAAATGGTTATCGTTAAAGATATTCCATTCTTCTCCAAGTGTGAGCATCACATGGCGGATATCTTTGGTACGGCGTCAATCGCTTATATCCCGAACGGTAAGATTGTTGGGTTATCCAAGCTTAGCCGAATCCTAGACGTATTTGCGCGCCGGTTACAAGTACAAGAACGCCTTACCAATCAAGTTGCCGACGCTCTAGCTAAGCATTTGGATGCAAAAGGAGTTGGTGTGGTTATTAAGGCGCGCCATATGTGTATGGAAAGCCGAGGCGTTTGTCAGCAAGGGCACCATACAGTAACCTCTGCCTTACGTGGGGTTATGCGGGAACAACCTGACACTAGAGCTGAGTTCATTGCTCTGGTAAAATAGGATTAATCGGGTGGGAAACCACCCGTTATCTAACTGGAGCAATAATTATGTTAAAACACCTCGAAGAAATTGAGTATACTATTGATAATACCCTTTACGAAATCCGAATCTATAATTACGAACCTTACGTCCCAGCTTATGTCTCAGGGTTACCGGAAGATTGTTATCCCGCGGAAGGCGGGGTAGCCGAGTATGAAATCTACCTTGATGGAGAAGTAGCAGAAGATCCGGATACCGGCATTTCGCTAAAAGACTCCTTAACCAACGAGGAACAGGATAGCCTCGAGCAAGCTATTTTCAATCATTACGAGGTTCGCTAATGAAACTATACCTTGCGGGCTTATACACTTCTAACTTTGACCTTAAAGGAAAGCTCTATTCCAGGTTAACGGACGAAGAGAAAACCCACCGTGATAATGTAAAGTATATTCTGGAATCCTACCACTATATACATAAGGATTCTTACGTAAAGAAGATCAGGAAAGATAATAAAAAGGTGTTTCTAGATTCCGGAGCATTCTCCGCTTTCACCAAAGGGGTTAAGGTCGACATTAAAAAGTATTGCCGGTACATCCAAGCAAACGAGGACATTATTGAATGCGCCTCTGTTTTGGATGCTATTGGTGATCCTCAAGGAACCTTTGAGAATCAGGCAGAAATGGAACGCCTCGGTACCCGCCCGCTACCCTGCTTCCACTACGGGGAGGATGAGCGGTACCTAGAGTATTACGTCGCAAATTATGAGTACATCACCCTCGGTGGTATGGTTCCCATTTCTACCCCCCAGCTAAAGTTTTGGTTAGATCGTTTATGGGAGAAATACTTGACGGATGGGGCCGGACGGCCTAAGATTAAAGTACATGGTTTTGGTCTGACCACAATATCCTTAATGAAGCGCTATCCTTGGTATTCCGTGGATTCCTCGTCTTGGGTACAGATAGCAGCGAACGGTAACATAATCCATCCAGACCACGGGGCGATACCCGTATCGGTTTCTAGTCCGGCCCGTAAGCAGCACGGGCAGCACATAGATACTATGGCCCCTGACTTACGTGAAGCCTTATCCAGAAAACTAGAAGAACCAGGATTCGAAGTTAAACGATTACAAGAAGAGTATATAAGCCGGTGGACTTTTAATTGCTGGGCATTTACCGAAATGAATGTTCGCCAACTAGAAGAGGACCCTAAATTCATACCCGACCAAATAGGCCTATTCTAATGATATGTCGAATGAATAAACGCCAGCGGGATTGCCTGATTGAATTAATTAGAGCGACCATAGCCGATGCCAGAGAAGATAGTGATTGTCAAGAAGCCCTACACCGGTTAAACGCCGAAGAGGATTTCCATAAATGCTTCGAAGATCAATCGGAGGATGACCTAGACCATGTTAAAGGCTCTTAAATTCGTTCAAGGGGCGGTTGCGAAGAAAGACTTTGTACCGGCCCTGACCCACTTTCAAATCAAAGACGGGCGTATACAGGGGTTTAACGGGAACCTTAGTTTGAGTAGCCCGTTGGATTGCGATCTGGATGTAACTCCGAAAGCCTTACCTTTTATCAAGGCAATCGAGACTTGTAAGGATACTGTGGCCATGAGCTTAACATCAGCCGGTCGGCTATCCATTAAGTCCGGTAAGTTTAAGGCTTTTGTCCAATGTACCGAAGAAGTGTTTCCGGAGGTATTACCGGAGGGTGAAACTATCCCACTCAAGAAAGGGCTACTGAAAGCCATTAAGGGGATGTCCCCATACATCGCTCAAGATGCTTCCAGGCCTTGGGCTACAGGGATCTTACTCCGCGGTGGATCAGCCTTCGCTACTAATAACATATTGGTAGCTGAGCAGTGGCTTGGTTATGAATTTCCGGTTGAGATCAATATACCGGCTACTACCATAAAGGAGCTCCTCCGAATTAAAGAAGATCCTATAAGTATGCAAGTAACTGACCAGTCTGTTACCTTTCACTTTGAGGGGGACAGGTGGATGCGCTCCTCCGTTAGTTCCTTGGATTGGCCGGACCTATCCGGATTGCTGGATAAAGCAAGTACCCCTATCCCGTTCCCTGAAGGCTTCTTTGAGGCCCTTGAAGATATCTCCAGTTTTGTGGATGAGCTGGATAGGGTGTTTTTCCAGGACGGGGTTATCACCACTAATCCTGTTGAAGGGGAAGGGGCTTCAATGGAGGTACCAGGTATTATCGCGGGAGCCTGTTTCCAGGTTAAACAATTACTCCTATTAAGGGATAAGGCTACTTCCATTGATTTAAGTCAATACCCTGCTCCTTGTAATTTTTACGGGGATGGGTTCCGTGGAGTAATTGTAGGTATGCGTACATGAGGTTTGATTCTATAGGGCTATTTTGGGAGGACAAACCAACCGGTAGGTCAGCCAATAAGCTTGATCGGCCAATGCCTGAAATACCAAATACGGGTTGGACACCTCCGACTTATTTACCGGATCTATCCTCGGCCGTTTGTATCTCCCTTGATACGGAGACCTATGATCCTGAACTGTTGGACGCTGGGCCTGGTTGGGCTCGTAACAAAGGTCATATGGTCGGGGTATCCATTGGGGCTTGTGATGCTCATGGTAACTTGGGTAAGTGGTATTTCCCTATCCGGCATGAGACAGAACCCGAAATGAATTGGGAGCCGGAGGTAGTGCTTGCCTGGCTTCGTGACACACTCGGTAACCCAAAGCAACCCAAGATTGGGGCTAACCTAGCTTATGACCTGGGTTGGCTCCGTCACGAGGGTGTAGAGGTTAAGGGGGAGTTGGTGGATGTCCAATACGCGGAAGCCTTATTGGATGAATCAGCCCTAGTGGAATTGGAAACCCTTGGTCAGAAGTATCTTGGCGAAGGTAAAGAATCCAACCTTTTATACGAATGGTTGGCAGACTGGTTTGGAGGTAACCCGACCGGCAAACAACGTAAGTGGATTTACAAAGCTCCTCCAAGAATGGTAGGCCCGTATGCTGAATCCGATGCGGATCTCCCTTTACGTCTCGCCAAGGTGATGTACCCATTATTAGTACAACAAGGGTTATTAGATTTATTCCAAATGGAATGTAAACTAATCCGGCTAATGATGGAAATGAGATATGCCGGCGTTTCCGTTGATGTGGACAAAGCCGAAAAGCTCCGAGAAACCTTACTTATACGCCAAGAGGATTACCAAGGGCAGTTAGCCAAGATGGTTGGCTTTGATGCCAATGTAGATTCCTCTGCGGATCTAGCGGAAGCCTTTGACACACTTGGTCTTAGTTATGGGAAAACCCCTAAAGGTAACCCAACCTTCCCGAAAGACTTTATTGCTGGTGTAGACCACCCAATTGGTGACATTATACGGGAGATTAAAAAATGCCGTATCTTGAAGAATACTTTCGTTGAATCCTATATATTGGACTCCCATATCAACGGTAAAGTTTACGGGCAATTCCATCAATTACGAGGCGAAGGTGGTGGTACCCGATCCGGACGCTTTTCCTCCTCTACTCCTAACCTACAGAATATCCCATCACGGGATGATGAACTGGCCCCTTTGATTCGTGGTTTATTTATACCGGATGAAGGCCATGTGGCTTGGCGGAAATACGATTATAGTCAGATTGAGTACCGGATGCTTATCCACTTCGCCATCGGTGAAGCCGGCCAAAAGATTCGAGAATACTTCTTCGCCAATCCCGATACGGATTACCATGTCTACGCTCAAGAAGTTGTAAAAAATGCGACAGGGATGGATATCAAACGGAAAGCAATCAAACAGATTAACTTTGGTCTCATTTATGGGATGGGGGTTCAGACCTTGGCAAAAAGTCTTGGTATGTCCAAGAAAGAAGCCACGGCTATGATGAATGCTTATTTTGAGGGGGTTCCCTTCGCTAAGCCGACAATGGATGCAGCAATGGAGGAAGCCCAGAAGCTAGGGGTGATATCCACAATTCTAGGTCGTCGGTCGCGCTTTGATTTATGGGAACCTTCTAAATGGGGTACCGGTGGAATAGCCCTACCCTACGACAAGGCTATCATGAAGTATGGTGGTAGTATCCAAAGGGCGTACACCCATAAAGCCCTAAACCGAAGGCTACAAGGATCTGCCGCAGACCTAATGAAAGTAGCCATGTTGAAATGCTGGGAGGATGGAGTATTTGACTATATTGGCGTTCCTAGGTTGACCGTTCACGATGAGCTTGATTTTAGCGATCCAGGTGGAAAAGACGATGGTTTCAAAGAGATGTGTCGTATAATGGAAACTGCTTTACCGGAGTTGAATGTACCAGTAAAGGCAGACGGTGAAATCGGCCCAGATTGGGGTCATGTTAAAGACATAGAGGAGTAATTCAAATGAAAGTAGTAGGTATGCAGTTTGAAGCTGTTCGTAAAGAACCGCTTCCAGGTAAGAAGGGGGAGAAGGTCTTGTACCAGGCTCCAGGTAATGGCCCTAAATTCTGGGTCGAGCACTACAGCCTTAACGGCGATCTACCGGTAGGTAAGCTACGGGAGGATATCCGTATAGCCTTTGCCAAAATAATTGGTGGCGAGGTTGTTTGGCAGGGAGACGGCTATATAGTGCGCGCTACCGGTGCCCCTGTTAAATGGGTACAGAAAATAGCGCGGTTTGTACCAAAAGAAGAAGAGCCTACCAAGGAAGTGTTTATTCCAGAAGTAGACGAAGATCTCGAAGAAGACTCTGAATAAGTGTAATCCTTTTAGTGCCCTAATCCTGTTTTAGCCTGATAATTAATCATAGTAATTAATCAGAGGAGAGGGCACATGTCATTTTTAGAAAACCTAGTTCGTAGCCCGATATTTTGGGTAATGGTCTTATTAGCCGTTGCTTTGAATTATGTAGGGAAAATGGATTTCGAAGACGCTATCCAGCAACAATCACATTACTGCAAAATGGTTAAGCAAGGTATGGATACAGATGGGAAAGCCGGTTGGCCGGACTATTTGAATACTTATAAATCAGAATGCATTTCTAGTAGTTCAGAATAAAGCCCCTGCATAACGTTCTCGTCTACGTTAGCAACACTGAAGTTCGGTTGGACATTCATACCAAGTAGGTTGTCAAAACGTACCTTCGATAGGGGCTTCCCTGTCAATTCGTAGTATAAATCTGAAGCCGTAGCCCAAGAAAAGATATCCCGATAAAAGCAATGTGTACCGTCCAGGTCGTCCAAAGAATCCCGAAGATGATCCTCGAGGTAAGGAGCCCCCATTTTATGAAGCTCCTGCTGAACCTCCGTGAAAGGTCTATGAAGGATCACCTTCTTACAATCCTGCTCATTAAACCATTCTTTCCAACGCCAAATACCAGTACAGCTAATACCCATTAAACTACCGGGATCTTTTTTAAGGTGCTCAAAGTCCTGGTAATGGGTATGGTATAGGGGATCATGATAACAAACGGAGGAATCCGTAGTTAGTAGATTAGCCATCCAAGTAGTTCCGGATCTCGGGAATCCTGTAATCATAAAGTCCATTATACAGGATCTCCGGCAGACCAGTCCGTTCCATCATAGGTAGAATAAACAGCCTCATCAAGGATTTCGGATACCCAACCGTCTTGGGAAGTCGCAAAGTCCCAAGTGGTACCATTGTACGTAGCGATATTATCCTCTTCACCAAGCCAATCACCAGTAGCTGGACTAGCCACGATATAAGAGTGTCCAGTGGTCGGGGTTAGTGGGGGCTCCGTCAGGTCTCTATCCTGAATTTGGGCGGTTCTGGTAAAGGTATATTCATGCGTTGTGAAGCTCGCCAAGGAATCCCGTACTGACCAGAGACGTACTTCTAAAGGCCCGTAATTATCCCCCAGATCGGAAACCGTAAAGGTGTGGTTATTGCCGGTAACCCCTGAAGCCGAATCTATAAGGGTGTTCGACGGTGTACGTATTTCAACCTCGTAGGTGGTACCAGCTTCCGGCCCGATATCGGAATTGACTTCGGTACCAATAATGGTGGCTGTTTGCTGTAAGCGGTCTCTATGGCGCCAAGCTATGGTGGTGTCCACATCGCCGTCAACGATTTCGCCATAAAAGGTTCCGCCAACGCTTAGGTAACCTGGCGGATACGGACGGGATAGTCTGGAATCCATAATATGGGTCTGCTCAGTGGCGCTAGCTATATCCAAAGTCCCTTGGCTGGTGGTCGGGGTTAGTTTGATTCTAGCAACTTCCCCGTCAGCGTATTCAATTTGGTCAGTTTCAAAGAAAGCATCGGAAAAGAATATACGAGCACTAGCTGAATGCTGGGTTGGTACAGTATCTAAGCACCCGCGGGCTACTGTCATCTCTGTGGAGGAAATAGCATCAATCCTTACGATCTCATTCTCCCATACGGCGTAAGTATTAACCGCCACCAAATCCACATCGATAGCAGAGGTTAAAGCTATAACCGTATCGGTATAACCCACGTTCGCGGAGTTTAAGGCCGTTGGGGTAAAGTCCACGGTACCGGCTTCTTCGTAGTCCGTATTAGTTGGGTTAGACCATATTTTAGCATTGATAGCATCATCTGTCGGGGTGACCCCAGCCACTACCACATAACCAGCTGCGGAGTCTTGGGCTCTAGCCTCGGTCTCCCCTAAGCGCTGAACTAGCTCCCAGTATGGTGCTTCGATTACGTTATGGTACGGGCATGGAGCTGGGTCATTAGTAGGCGGTGCCCATTCACTACTTGGTGGCGCCGCGTAGATAGCCGAAGATAAGGCGAATACATCCTCAATACATTTAATCTTTATAAGGTTGCTTCCCAACGCCCCAAATTCAATAGTGACAACCCGCATTACCGTTTGGGTTAACCCATAGCGGGGCCAGCTTACTTTAAAGACGTCACCAACGTTTAGGTTGGCTCCGGCCCTCGTGGCATAGATGGTGCAACTGGCTAATGGGGTAGACAGGGCTTTAAGCGATCGGCTAGCGACTTGGCTTGCTAACTCTCCTTTGGTAAAGCCTGGAAACTGTTTGGTTGTTCCAATGGTGGCACCTTGCTGGGCGGCTAAGGCGATATCCTGAACGGTTACAGATCCGGCATTACCGGTATCCCCGTCCCAGTAGATAACGGTTACACTATTAACCAGTTCCCCCATTGTATTTCGTTTGAAGTCTGATATCTTTTGGATATTATCTTCGTCTAAGGTAATAAGGTCATCTACATCGTAACCGCCCCTAGCGAGGGTTAACTTGAACAGGCCGGTAGACCGATCAACGTAGAGAGACCCATCGATATGTTTTAGAACTAGTTGGAGGAATTCTTCTAGCACGATGGACTTATCCCAGATAAGGGAGACTCCCATACCTTCGTCGTATAGTTGATCTGCAACGGCTTGGAAACTGGTATCATCTATGGTGTTATCATCGTACCCCATACCCCAACTAGGATCGGTTAAACACTCCCGAATGATATGGGCTGGATTCATGTCGGTGCCAATAGCTGCTTTATCATCATACCATTGGGTTTCCCCACCACTGGTGGTATGTATCCTTTCGACCCAGAAAGCCCACCGTTTTAAGTACGGGTTCAACCCTATATACATCTGGTTTAAAATTACACTGGTAACACCGCGGTATGCTGGGATATCCGATCCAAGCCTAGCCTGGAGATAAGTGTTCTTTGTTTGGGTAGCTCCCCCGAGGGCAACATCTAAGGCACCTGATATACCACCCTCCCGCTGCTCCCCACCGAATAGCTCTTCTTTGTTTATGTTTATGGTTCCGTTTGTAGCAAAGTTGCCGGACCAAGCCTCTTTATCATCCACCTCAATGGTAACTAATTTATCGACAGGCCCATGACATAAGACCATGTGAATACCAAGGTAGTATTTGTATCCAACTGTTACTTTCTTACTGCTTCCGCCCACGGGCAACCTCCACTACGGCTTGAACCATGCCATCATTATTTGTAGCCTCTAATAATTTAGAAGCGGGGATACCGTTCTTCAGGAAGTCCGAATAGTCCAGGTTATAACGCTGAAAGACAATACGGACTCCCTTGGCGCAATACCGCAAAGAGCGACAATCAGACATGTAGACGATCGGCTCTGCGGTCATTTCTTACCACCTTTCTTCTTAACGGCAACAGCTCTGAGGTGCCCATACCAGACCACATTAGCTCCGGCTATTTTACGGCGACCAAATACTACCGGAATCTCTCTACCTATTTCAGCGGTAGGAGCTTGAATCTCATCAAAACCAGCTGGTGGTCTGGTTTCAGGTTTAGGTTGCATCGTATAGGCGACAACCAATGCTATAACAAAAATAATTGCAGCTATCCAAGCCATGGTAACCTCACGCGATTGAACTACCGTTAAATGGATTAATGATTGGGATATAAGGGAACCCACCAAAGTTATCTAAATTGTTGAACTTATTCAGGCATGTATCTTTCAAATGGTCGCATCCTGGATAAATCGAAACAGCCATACCCGATACTAATTCAGCTAATGGACGGGTAAGGGTGACCACACTACCGGTATGCCCAGTTATAAACCGACTGGCGCCGCTTGGGGCAACCAGCATACCTCCAGTATAGTAACCATCGGATTCCCCATTGGCACCGGTAACCTCGATGTTGATAGAACTGGTAATAGCGGCTATGGAGGATGCGAACTCGTAATCTTCTGGGTCTAGAGTACAACCTGATTGGTAAAGGGTATGGCGACAAGACAGCTCATAACGAGCTCGTAGTCCTGGTCTTTTGATTGAGGTAAAAATGGATTCGCATTCAATCTCGATGGTATTACCCGTAGCCTTGGCTCCGACAACCCGCCCCTTCCAATAGACCACGAATTCCTCATCAGGGTCACCGTAATGGCCTCGCTGCACGGTTAGGGTCGTAACCTCTTCTGGGGCGAAACCGAGGTATTGTACAGCAAACTCGTTGCTTCGTGGAAAGGTAACCGTTAAGGAATCTTTAAAGATGTCCGTAGTCTGTTTTATTCTGTTACGTTCTATCGGGATGGGTTCATACTCCCGACCGTTTAAGGTAACTGAAGTTGCACCACTAATGTAATACCAATTGGTGGTACCTTGCGTAAAAGTATAAAGCTCGACCGGCGCCCCAAGTTCCAAGCTCCCTTCAAAATCATCGTACATTATTCTTCCTCTGGTGTCTCAATGACGGCCATACTAGTATAGCATCGGCCGGCGTAGGTATGGGTAAATTCCACTCGGTCGGTATTTAACCGAACATGCCCCATGAAACTAATCATTTCAATCTCAGTAGCAACCAAGTCTATACCAACTGCTTCATCTAGGGTGAAAACCTCATTACCATCCCCATCTAGGGTAACCGCAAGGATTCTATTATACACCCTTGTTCCATCATAAAGTTGGATCATAATGTCTTTGGTGGAGTAAAATAACTCGTAACCGATTGGAGAGCAGGTTATCGAAGTCGCCAGGTCGTTTACATCGAACACCAAATGTAGGTCAGGGTTCCAAGATGGAAGCCAGAAGGCTTTTTGCCTACCGCGCAAGTAATGTAACCAAGAACGTACTTTCCAGCGTTGCTCTCTGGTATCCGTATCGAAGGTTATAATACTGTTTTTGTTTACCCAGTCGTCCTGGATATCCACTTCGATTGGGCCTGAGCCATTATCAAACATATCTACCCGACGGGAGATCCTATCTGTTACCTGGCTAACGGTTACCTGGCGATCCGTCAGTACATCACGTTCTCTGTACTGATCAAATAATTCCGACTCACCTAGGTTCTCGTTATCCGTAGCCAGGAAACTCCCACGGGCAATACTGTATGGGCCTGTTTGCCTGGTGAATTGGATACCCTGTAAGGTACGGGCTAATCGCAAAGGCATGATATGGGCATTGGTGTAATCAAAGGCTGTTGGCAGATCCAATGTGATACCTGAATCCGTTACTGTGGCCACCGAGATAGCTTCGAATAACTGGTCACTCTCCCAAAGGAGAACTAAACCACCTGCTCTGTAATCTTTAAAAGTGGTATCGAAAACGAAGGCTGTATCTCCTGAGCTAACGGCACCAAAGAAATCAGCCTCAGCCCAAACACCAATCCCATACACACGGTAAGCCCAACTAGTGGCAGTGCCCTGCGCCTTGGTTAATTGACGCTCATCTAGTTGGAAAGTGTAATCAAACATTTGGCGTGGAGCATCGCGTAAGGCTAAGCGTTGCTCCTTACTGAATGCTTTGAGGATATCTGTTTTCCATTCCAACGTTTCACGGTGGGTCGTCTGGGGTACAAAGGGCCATACCACCACACGGCGTCCGGTAACGGCCAAGGTTACTGTCTCACTATCCGGAAAGTTAAATCCGTAAGAGGCATTGATAACTGGCGGACCATCGATGGCAATAGTTAGGTCATAGTTTCTTGCTTCGATACTGGCAAAGGTAGTTGGTGGGGAAGCAGGCCCAACGAGGGTTAAAGAGTCCGTTCCTTCTTCCGTAATGGAACTTAATAGCTTCGGGGTTAGATAGGCATTCCACACCTCCACCGACCGCTCCTGGCTAGCCAATAAATTACCGAGGCCCAAGGTATTAGGGTTAATATGAATTCGGTTGTAATAGTCGTCCACGAAGCTGCAGGTCTTACCATGAACGGTAAGAGTTTCCGCTGGGAGGATAGCAATTGGAAGGTTATCTGCAACCGTTCCGCTGAAACCCCAATCCGGGAATTCGTAGTGTTCTCGGTCCAAACCAACCTTACCGATTGTATCCAGGTTTGGTGCATAGTTGGTTGGGTTCTGTTGCCGGTAGGAGAAGGTAAGATCCCCGTGAACCGTTATAATGGCCACATTAAGTCTCCTTCAAGTAAGCTATGCCAAGCTCTTGGCTTCTCCCGCCTTTATTGTACCAAGGGAATACCTGCCAAGTATCACTCCCAAGGGTGAACTCGTCTCCTGGTAGATAGTTGGTCATATCCATATAACGAATCCCGTGGATCTTACCTAATGGGTGTAGTGCCAAAGAGCCCCTAGCAACACTCACATTTACTGGGCATAAGACGCCAACTTGGTTAAGTGGGTTAACCCCTGCAAATAGTAGGGGGTACTCTTGTACACCTATGGCGTATTCTTCCAGTTCCGTGGTGTTATTTGTGTACCCTGACCCTGCCCAATTGTCAAAGGTATCGAATGCGCACCGGACTGCGGCCCCATTGTGGCCCCTTGCACCTGCCCAAGAACCGGAACGGAATGGTACTTCTTCCATGGAATTACTATTCATAATATCCGTTCCCAACCAGGAGTTTATCGCAGTTGAATCCGTCTGATGCTCGGAACAGGTGGCGTAGAAGTACCTGCCATCACCGGTGGTGGTTGCGTCGTATAGGTCTAACTTACCAAAACCAAACCGTTGATAAATACCGGTGGAAACCTCGATTTCAATGTGGATATCATCCCCACTATTGAGACTGTAGAAATGGTAAGCTGGGAAAGGACCGAAGTTGGTAACGAAAGGAACATGACTAACATATTGATCGGTACTACTGACGGTTCCTGATTGCCTGGAATAGTTATCTTGGCGATCCCAATCATCACCGGCGTCATAGCCATCCGAACCATTAATAAGAATACCGTACTTATTGTTGGTGGCTGTACCGTTAACGCGGAGATTAATATTCTCCCCAGACTTCATGTTAATATAATTGGTTCCTTTATTTATGCAAAGCTCAGTACCTCCAGTAATGGAGGTATTTCGGTTAATCGTCCATCCCTCGGCGATACAGAATAATCGTAGTTTATCGAGTAGGTCGTTTGGGCCAGTAGCTGTACCAGTTTCATATGACATTATTAAACTCCTAAGGTAAGGCCAAAGCCCAGTATTCTTGTGCTTCCGATCTGGAAGCATTTTGAAAAACAACGTAATCTGTACCATCCAAAGTAAAGGTATTCTCCGCGGAGTTATCAAAGCCGCTGATATCGAAACATCCTTCGAGCTCCCCTATAATTGCGGGGGTTGGTAGTCTTTGGATAACTATCAATGGTCGGGTCACATAACCCCCGCCTAATAACTCCCTTAATGGTAGTCCGTTTGGAGCGGACGTTGCAGCATTAAATATGCAGCCAGGCCACACTACTGCAGCACCGCTACCGGTGAGTCCGTAAGGTTGGGTAATATTTACGGTCATACTTGTAATGGTATCCGGATTACTGCTGGTTAGCCTTTGACCGCAGCTTCTCCAACCACCTTCTGGGGATCGGTAGTAGAGCCCAGCCTCGTCTTTAAAAGCATTGGTACTTGTCTTGCACGGATGGGGGAAAACTGAATGCACATAGTTGTTATAGGAATACCGCCATTCTGGTCCACGCGTTGTTTCTACTGGTACCATGGAGCCGGCAACTATCATTGGGTACGGATATTGTGTTGGGGTGGCGTAGGGTAGGGCGAAGCCAAGGTATCCCCCTTCAAAGGAAGTTGATACCTTTACCCCGAAACGGAAACTACGCCCACTCGCAGCAAACCAGTAAGGCATAGCGCTATCCCAACAAGGAACCATAGGTATACAGCACTGGTTCGCGGCGGTAACCTCTTGGCCGGTACCATCAAGGCAACCAGGTTGCTCCATCCAATCGTTATCCCCCTCGTAACCGGTATACCCATTAAGGAATAAATTATACCAACCTTGAGCTGCATCATATTCCGATCGGATACCTGTAAAGATAGAATCCGTACCACTGTTACCAGGAGCCTCGAAAATAGCTTCACTCCCGTAGTGATTAGCAATATCCCCACTACCATCTATAAGGAGTAAAGATCGCCAATAGATGGTGGTGCTGGCCACAGTATCAAAAGTTATGCGCCAATAAATATGGGAACCAGGAGATCCGCTTACGGAGAACGTTTTTGTTTCATTTAGGGTATAAGTGGGATTCGAGGTCTCGGTGTGGGCGGTAGTCCAGGAGCTATCATCATCAGAATACTCCAAGGTAAAGTTATGGAACATAGTTAGGTTGGCTCTGGAAGCACGGACCTTGATTTCAGCGATTTCTGCTGCGGTACGTAGCTCATAGCGAATGAAACTGGTTCCAGCCGAAACCCCAGCGACCCGAACATGGCCTTCGTCTCCGCTGGTGGTATCAATATTAAGGGAACGGGGCTCCCATCGACATCCGTGGGATATTTTTCGGTCCTGGACGGATGTCGGCTCCGTCATATTGGTGGTATAACCGGCTAGGTTATCCCGATGAACGTACAAGGCCGTCCATTCCTGGTTGGCTGCAACAAGGTCTGTATCTGTGGTCAGAAAGTCCACTATCTCCGTAAATAAATCTTCAAAGTCGGTGGCTGTACCGGTAGCGCTGGCTGTCATACTTGTCTCCTAGAATCCGATTGCGCGTTGGTTGCGTTGTACAACATTCATAATCATTTGCTCACCTTCATCGGTGGCAAGGTAATCCCCCACTACCGCGGGGTCTAGAACGTTAATATTACGGACATTAAGTTGAGGTGGCTCTGCCTTCGTAGCTGAATTCTCTCCGGATTGCCCACCTTCTTTGAACATCTCAGCGGTTTCTCGTCGGCTTCGGACGTTGGCTGGGCCTTCAACTAATTCCGGTCCAAATTCACCAACGAGCCCTACTCGGCCGGTTGGGATAATACCACCGTTATCGAAGGTACCGGAGAAGCTAGTGGATTTGACTTGGGCAATGTTAGAGGCACCGGCGGCTACAGCGGCGGCAGCTGCGGCTGCACCTAAGGCCGGCCCAAC